TTCGACGGTCCACTCCACATCCACCCCATTAGGGTGTGCTGCGATGAACGCCTTCAGCCCTCGCTTGCAGGCGCGCTTCGACGTCAACATCTCCTCTATGATCTTAACCTTCATCGCTTGCCCCCTTCATAGCCTCAGCCTGCTCCTCTAAGGCCCTCCGCACGATCACCTCAGCAACAGAGTGGGCATAGCGGACAGCCTCAGCGAGAGGACCACCTACCCCTTTGCAGTCGCCCGCCCCAAAGGCTCCCACGTTCTCCACCCTGAGCTTCTCTGAGAAGGGGTTGTTCTCACCCTCCGGCTCATCTTCAAGCTCAACAAAGAGAGGCTCTCCCTTGAGTGCGTCGCCGAGCTGGAGAATCCGCGGGATCACGAACTCGCGGCTTGTGTAATTCCGGGTCTCCCTCTTTACGATCAAGAGCCCATATCCTGAGAGCACGTCGCTCGCCTTAAGGACCGTCGGGCGCGTGGTCTGCGTGATCTTACAGATCTTTGGCGCTGTAACGGTCTGGGGGTGTTTCCCCACGAGGGCGGAGAGCACGGCCTTTTGATGAGGGTTGAGCCTGCTCAGGGCGATCTTCAGGAGCAGGTGGCCTTTCTGTTCTTTGGTCATGGGTTAACGCCTCCTTCGCGTTGCCTGTGATGTTCTATGATCTCAAATAAAACGTAGGTGTGGCAACGGTTTTTTGGGGGGGCTCTCAATGGTGTGTTTTTAGAGGTCAACACCTCGAAAATGTTGAGGTGTTGCTCAAGGCCGAAGGGCAGCCGAGCCCGGCAACCTCAAGCCGCGGGGGAGGGGGTTAGCGCGCCTCGCGCTCTTTTACGCTCATCGAACGGTAATCTCGACCTTGCATCACCACCAATTCACACAGGCCGAGGAGTCGTGAAACGCTCGGCTCTCCGATCTCCCTCTTCAGGCGATCTTTTCCGTAGTTCGTGGAGGCTAGCAGCGTGATTCCTCTGTTCTCGCAGATCGTCAAAACCTCCTCCATCCGTGTTTGAGCCCACCCGCTCACGTTCTCGCCCCCGATTTCGTCAAGGATCAGCATGTCGCAGGAGGTCAGCCAGCCGATGATTGAAGAGACTGTCTCGCCGGACCCGTTGAAGCTGGACTTGAGGCGCTCTAGGAGCGACGGCCAGTTGACCCAGCGAACCTTTGCCCCGTAAACGAGCGCAGCGCGGCGCCCTAGCCCTTGGATAATGTGGCTCTTAGCTGTCCCCGTGTCACCGTAGAGGAGAAGTCCTAAGCGCCCGCTCCCTTCGTGAGAGGTGCGCCTCAAGATCCTTCGAGCCTCGCTCTCAATGCTCACCGGCTCAAAGCGCGCGTCCCCGAAAGCGGAGGGGACCAGGCGGCTTGCAGAGACCAATCGCCAATTTATCCGATCAAGCCCGTGCGCGGCGGCCCTCGCGGGCAATCGTGACTCGCTGAGGAACTTTGCGTTCTTCTTCCAGCCGTAGCACCGACACCGCCGCACTCTTCGGTCGTATCCGTTCTCTGCAACGTCATAACTAAACCCGTCGGCGTCGCAGCGTGCGCATGGCAGAGCGAGCCGCGCGGCGGTGATGCTCTCCGCGTCCTTCATCCATGGCGTGTGTATTGTGTCGGCGTATAGCTCAAAGTGGGCCTCCTGGGGGAAGTCCGGCCAGATCTCGGTGTCCTCGGGGGTCTCCTCGACAAGCCCGAGCTCGGCCCGCTTCGCACGTTGGGCGTCTCTCATCGCCTCAAGGGTCGCGATGGCATTATCGAAGGCGTCCTCCCAGCTTGTAGGCTCTCCGCCTCTCGGCTTGCTCTCTCTTAGCGTCTTCAGTGCTTCTTTTACGTCCTTGGGGTCAGGCGGGGGCTGATGCGCGACCTCTTTCGCGCGGGCTTCTAATTGGTTCACTCGCTCATCACTGAGGCCGTGGGTCTTTGTGTAGTCGCTCATCTCTTTTCCTTTTGTCCTGTGGGTTGAATCAGTGGTTATCGCCAGGCTTTAGCGGCAGAGCCCCAAATCTCATCGGCCTCGGCTTCTAAGTCGGCCTCGGTTTTCGCGCGAGCCTCCAGCACGCGCGCCCGCGCATCTGCCCCGCCTTCATAGGCTCTCAACATCTCTTGGCGTGAAACCCCGAGGTCAGCGGCCTCGCGTGCGGTGATCTCTCCGTCGAGAGGCTTTGATCCGTTCGCGACCAGCGACAGGAACCCTCGTCGCTGCTCGTCGGTGAATTGCGCCCTGATCCCGGTTCGGTTGCTCTGGCGACCTCCCCCTTGGCTTCGTGTGCGGGCCGGGCGATATGGCTCACGAGTCTGAGCGCGGGTTGCCAACTCCTCGGCGTGAGCCCTCAACGTGTCCAAGCCCTCGGGCGTTGAGGCCAAATCCTCAAGTTCCAGTTCTCCCGGCGTCGGGATTACTGACGACGGGGTGAGTAGGTGCTTCGAGTGCATATCAAGGCTGTCCCGGTCGGCGACAATGCGGGTGAGCTCGTCATAGGTCGCCCCTGGGTTGAAGTTGTCCGCGCGCTGTCGGGCGATCTTCACTTTGCAACCCAGGCAGCCGAGCTTCACGTTTAAGAGGCTACGGTCGGGGGTGTTTTCTAGAAACCAGCGCAGAGCACTAAGGCGGACATCTCCCTTTGTCGTGCTCGGGTTCGCGCTTCTGGTCTGGTCTGACTTCCTCACCTTGAGCGTCTTAGCCCAGAAAACAAGCCCCTCTAGAGCTTCCTGGCCCAAGCCGCCCGCCGCCCCGCCTTCGTCAGATACAGAGTCAGATACAGAGTCAGATACAGAGTCAGATACAGAGTCAGAAAAAGAGCGCGCGCGTGTGTGCGTAGGGGCACTAGGGTTTTCGGCACCCAGGGTAGGGACACTGTGTCCCCAGGGTAGGGACACTGTGTCCCCACCTAGGGACACTGTGTCCCCACCTAGGGACACTGTGTCCCCACCTAGGGACACTGTGTCCCCACCTAGGGACACTGTGTCCCCACCTAGGGCCCTCTCAGCCTTATTTTTGGTTGCCCGCGCCGCCGCGCGGGCTTTGGCTCTTTCGCTACGTTCGGCTTTGGTGAGGCGCTTACGCTTTGGGTTTATGGCAGCCGCCTGCTCCTCGACGATCTCCGCGTATCCCTCAACGTCTCGGGCTCTCAACGCCTCAATTTCGGCGACCTTTAACACTCTAGACGAGGGGAACCAGGACTGCGCCCCCTTGACCTCATCGATCAACCCGAGGCGTCTCAGGACCGCAAGAGAACGCCCTATGGTTTTGCGGTCGTACTCAGTCAGATCGGAGATTGCTTTTTTCCCGTAGCGGCACACGCCGTCATCTCCGGCCAGCGTGATAATCGCCATCAAGACCATCTTGTCTCGGCGCCCTAGCTTGGACCGGAAGGTGGCCCCCATGAGGCGCCCGAATCGGCCCTTTTGCTCAACCCCGGTGTTTGCCATGGCTTTTCCTCCTGTTTTGCGCTTAACCGTGTGTATCGCAGAAAGATTGCTCGGAGTCCAATAAAAGGAGCAATCAACTATTGCACGAAAGGATGAGCCTCGCTAAAGTCTTTTTCATGAAACTCTCAAGCTACTTGCGCCAAAACGCCATCCGCCGAGAGCACTTCGCCCTAATGGTCGGGGTCTCAAAAAACACAATTGATCGGCTTTGTGCGCCCAACGTGGCGTACTCCCCTTCCGAGAGCACAGCTCAGAAAATCTCACAGATGACGGGCGGCGCTGTGAACATGAGCCCAGTGTCCACCATCGCGCCCGGACGCCCCTCCCCCGTGGCGCGTGTCAACTCCGGCTTCGCCGCGATAGATCGTGATTTCGGGATGTATCGACCCGGCACGTTGACCGCGCTCGCGGGCCGCCCCGGAATGGGGAAGACATCAAAAGCCTGCGCGGACGCAGTGAACGTCGCACTCGATGGGTTTTCCGTCCTCTACTTCTCGACTGAAAGCACGAAAACCGAGGTTCGGTCCCTTATGATCTCAGGTCGCGCAAAAGCTGATCGGGGTGATGTCCTCCGCTTCGCAGAGACGGGCGATGCTGCCGCCATCGACGGGGCCGCCCTGGGCTTCGTCGTGAAGGCGCTCGGGGAGTTAGACCGGGCCCCCCTGCATATCTTCGATGGTGCAATGAGCGTTGACGATGTGCGCGACGAGGTTCAAATCGTCGCGCAGAGCGACGCCCCGCCTGTCGGGCTTGTTGTGATCGACCGCGCGGAGCTCCTCAGTGGCCCTCGCCGTGAGTCTCGCGAGGTTGAGTTTGATGAGACGATCAGGAGGCTTCTAGGTGTCGCAGGTGAGTTTTCGGTGCCTCTCCTTGTGACGACTACGATTCCGCGTGGCTACTCTGAGGGCCTCTTAGCTCCTATCGACGAGCGCCCCGACAAGCGCCCCAGGCTTGAGGATCTCCGAGAGCGCGACGCCATAGCGCAGCACTCCTCACGCATCTTCCTCCTGCACCGTGAGGAGGTCTATCAAGACGACTCGCCGCGCCGGGGAGTCCTTGAGATGATCTGCGCAAAGAGCAGAGCGACCCCGCGAGGCGTGGTTGAGCTTGCGTACTGCTCGAAATCGGGCGCCGTTTCGAACCTCGACGCATAACCCACCTCTCCTCTCCATAGGCAAAAGGACAGCGCGCACATGAACCTCCCCATACCCTACTTCGTGATCGGCCTCACTTACATCGTCACAGACGCCCCCAAGGGCGGGATCTTCCGCCGTGCTGACTGCGTGAGATTCAACGCTGATGGGTCGGTGTCTAACCTCAACGCGGCGGGCTGGGTCGATGCCTGCGATTCTGAGGATGCCCTCAAAGGGGTGAGCCTTCGCGCGCCTGCCCCTCGCAAGCCTGCTCCCCCTATTCGGTGGGATCGTTTGGGCGAGGGTTAGGTGAGGCCCCCCCTTTTTGACTCTCCCCACCCCTTGACCGCTGCGAGGGCTGGTCTGTGGCGACCTTAGAAATTTGCCCAAACTGCGGCGAGCCCGTGTGGGTGGTGATTCCCCTTCCAACCCCCGGGGATGCAGACGAGGCCCCCCTGGGGGCGATAGGTGGCGCTGGAGGCGTCCTGGTAGGCCGCGCCCTGTACCAAGCCGCGCGCGATGAGCACGGGGCTTATATGTGCGTTACTCAGGACGGACAGGTATTTCGAGGTCACATGGTCAGCGGCTTTGAGGATCTCCCTGATAGGATCTGCGCTTCGGTGGGGGTTTATCGGGTGGGGGATCTTCACTCTGCGGTGTGCCCTGCGAGGAGCAAGGGTGTGAGGTGAGGGGCTCGGCCCGCGCTAGATCTTGATGTCAAATGGGGAGGGCGAGGTCAACGCGCGCCCCTAAACGTAAAAAAGGCCCCCTGCAAGAATTAGCAGAGCGACCTTTTCCCAGCACAGACACTCGCCCTCCGTGGGCGTCCAGTTAAAACCATCCGCGAAGATCTTAGGTCAGCGCGGATCTTACAGGCAAAGGAAAAAATGAGATGAAACCACGCACCGGGCCACGCAAGGGGCCGAAGCGCCGCAAACTCGAGGACGTAGAGCAGGCATTCGTGGTCCGCGAGCTGCGACGCCTGCACATTCTCTTCAACGCTCAATCGAACGGGCTTCCCCTCTCTGGGGCCTCCGCCGCGGGAGCTGTCCGCCTGGGCTTAGAGAAGGGCTGCCCTGATCTGATGATCTTCACCCGCCCGCCATCTCCTCTCTCTGATGTGTTTTGGGAGGCGCGCGAGGCCAAGCGTACAGGGCGCCCCTTCCCCTCTATCAGCTTCCCGGCTGATGAGGACGGGCTTCTCTTGAAGACGCCCCGCGGGATCGCGATTGAGTTTAAAGTGCCCTCAAAGAAGCCGAAGACAGACCGCGCGGGGATGTGGAGCGGGGCCGAGCCCCACCAAAAAGTCTACTTAGACGCGCTTCTTAGCGAGGGCTGGGTCTGTCTCATGGGGTACGGCTCCGAGGACGCCCTAGAGAAGCTCAGGGCCTTGGGTTTCCCTGTACGCGTCAAGGACGGTGAGAGGTGGCGCAAGGTGCGCGGCCCTCGCCCACCTAAGAGCCATCAAGGGGCCCTCTTATGAGCCTCTTCGACACGGACGGCCCGCTCTGGCTCGTTATCCGCCTGACCCTCTTTGCGATCACTCTCTGGTTTGTGTTCAGAGATCCGAAAGACAGTGACGGCGCAGACCATCTCGGTTAGGACGCGCCCCCTCATCCTAACCCCGTCCTCCCCTTCGCCTTTCTCGCAAGCAACACCTCACAGCCCTTGACGCCGATCACCTGATTTGATCGAATGACCAAGGGAGGAAATGCTCGCGCGGCGGGCTGCCCCACCAACACAGGCACCAAAGGCGGGCGAAGAGGCCCGTAGAGAGGCCCCTCTAGATGCACGCCAAGACCCCGCAGATCGTCCGCGACCTCAAACGCCAAAATCACGCGCTCAAGACCCGCTTGCTCAAGGTGAGGAATGTCCCCCACGCCGAGGCCCTCGCGCAACTCGACGCGGCGCGCCTGGCCCTCTCCGCGGTGAATGACAAGCTCTTTATGCTGGAGGGGATCAACTCAAAGCAGGCGGCGGACTTATCGCGCATCACGGACTCTGAGCGCGCCTCTTTTCACGCGGCGGAGCGACTCCTTAACGAGTCGCATGTGCTCAAATACGAGATATCACAGCTTGAAGCGCGCATCTCCGAGCTTGAAGCCGCCCCCTCTGAGCAGGTAGCCGAAGCCCTCGCTGAGCGCGACGCCATTAAGGCCCGCCTCTCCGCTGTCGAGGGGGTGATCCTCAAGGCCGCCCAAGACGCCCACGCAGCGCACCTCCGCACCCTCAAGCCCTCCGATTTGAAGGACGCCCCACCGGCCCCCACTGTTGAGGATCTCGATCTCCTCCCCGACCTTGAGCAGATCACCGCCGCGGTCGCCGAGTCCTTTGAGCTCCGCGGGCAACTCGCCGCAGAGTCAATGAGCCGCATGAGCGCGGAGAACGCCGAGCTAAAAGCTGAGGTGCTCCCCCTTCAAATGGAGAACGCGGCCCTTAATCGTGAGGTGTTGGGGCTCAAGGCCGGGCTCGCGGGGCTCAAGGCCAAGCTGCGCGGGGAGATCCACCGTAGCGCGCTGATCTGTTGGGCGTCTCGCGAGGTCCGCGCGATCATCAAGGCCCTTGCACGTATCAACGACAGCAAGACCGACCCAGAGGCCGCGCAGAAGCTCAATGAGAAGCTGAATCGGAAGATCACGGTGTTCTTCTCTGGCTTCTCAGGCCGCTTTGATCGGCTCTTGACGCTCAACACGGGGGCCTTCCATGTTGAACCCTCCTCCGACCTAGAGGCCCTTGCCGCATCTACGCTGGAGATCGATCAGTTCTCCGCCAAAGCTGAAGCAGCTCGGCAAGCCATCGCGATCCAGGTGAGCGCCCTTAGCCCTGAGCACCGCGAGCAATATGTAGACCTCATGGCGAGCGCGGGCCGCGAGGATCTCGTGATCGAGGCGTCCTTCTCTGGCCCTGTCGAGGATATCGGGCTCGCGGAGGTCACGGGCGCCCCCGCGCCCACCCTGGATCTTGGCCTCCACCAAGAGGACGCCCGCCCCGTTGAGGGCTCCGAGGCCCCCGTCCCCGCCGCCGAGACCGCGCCCCCCACCGATGAGAGCACCACATGAGGGCCTTCTCTGATTGGTTCAGGGGCCTCAGCACGCTCACCGCGTTCATCTTCATCCTGAGCGCCTTAGTTGTGCTGATGGTGGCGCTCGGCCAGCTTGGCGGAGCGGCCCTTATCGCCCTCGACGCCCCCACCGACGCCCAACGCGCCCTCATCCTCAAGGCCATTGATCGCCCGCCCCATAACCCCAACGCAGACACATTGATCTCAGGACGCGAGCGCCGAGGCCCAGGTGTCTATGCCTTCGACGTTTACAGAGAGATCCCCTTAGTTGGAGGTGGTAAGCAGATCACCCGCCGAGTCTGCGTTGTGACTGAGAACACCGCAGAATGTGAGATAACCCCCCTAGGAGCGCGATTTTCTCCGCCGCGAGGTGAGCGCAGATGACCTTCCTTAGAATGCCAAACACCAAAGAGCGCAAGACCCGCGCTGATCTGCTTGCCATGCTCGACGATGGCCCCGTGGCCGTGACCGTTGACACCCTCGCGCGCGGTGTTGACATCCCCGGCCATCTGATGAACAGCCCGCTTGTGAGGCTCGATCTGAGCAGGCGCTTTACAGGCGAGATTCGCGTTGAGTTGCTCAAGGTTAAAGCGGTACTCACCTTCGGCTCTTTCTCCTACACCTGCGTTATCCCTCTCGCGTCGATCGTAGAGATGAGGTCTCTAGCCTGAGAGTGCGGCCCCAAGGTCCGCTCAGCCCCAAGGGCCGCTCAGCCCATATCTGCGTCTACGCTGAGCTTACCGCCGTCTACACCCCGCCTCACACCAACACAGGAGCCTCTCAGAGATGACAAAGCCACGCGCCAAATCAGCCCCTAAGCCAAAGAAGGCCAGCGCGAAGGCCACCAAGCCCAAGGCCCAAGCCAAGCGGGACAAGGCGCAGAAGCAGCCCAGGAAGCACTCCAGCGCGGACATCGAGCCCCCCGTCTCGCAGTCTGAGGGGGTCTCTGTTGAGCCTGTTGAGGGTAAGCCGTGTGTGCAGCCTACGGGCAAACAAGACAATCTGAAGCACATTGGCGGCGATGGGCTGGCCGAGCGTTCAGGTGTTTTGCATAATAATGAAACGCAGGTGAGATCTCCCGGTCCTCGAGGGGGGGTACGGTACATCCTTTCAGCCGAGGAGCGGCGGGCGCTAATGGATCCTCGAACAGATTTCCTCAGAAAGCCCTTCGATTCGATCAAGCGCCCCCCTTCGATTGCGGAGATCAGGGCTGAGGTCGGACACCCGCGCCTGAGCCTTGAGGAGCTTGAGCCCCTCATTGACACCGCGTTCTTGGTTCTCCAGGTAGACGCTGACATAAAGGCTCCGTTTTTCCAGAAGATCCTCGCTGATCCTGATGTTCATGTGCAGCGCGCCCAAGATTTCCTCAGGAGGGCAAAACGGCGCGATGCTGAGATATGGGATGAAGACCACCGACACGGGGCGCGGCGGGCTCTTTATGATGACATGGAGCGCGTGAAGCGGCTCGCTTTCGCAGAGCTTGACGCGGCCTATGATGGGTCGCAGTTCTTAGACCCGAAAGAGCGCACAGCGTTCATGGGAATGATCGTTAAGGCGGGGGCTCGCCAAGCTGCACTACTCGGCGTTGATCTGAAAGCTGAAGCGTCTCAGTTCACGATCTCAAACACGCAGATCGTCAACACGCAGGTATCAGGATCCTCGGCTCCGCGGATAACCCCGCTTGAGGCGGCGGAGAAGTTCGGGCTCGACGTTGATCGCCTCGCGGCCATCGGGGATCAACTCGCCTCGGTTTTCTCTGACAAAGCACAGGAGGACGTTAAAGCCTCACGCGCACAGCTCACTCTAGAGGCTGATCTCGTTCAAGAGGACAATGAGGCTGAAAAGACCGCAGCCGCAGCCGCCCGCGATGATGGCGCTTGACCAGATCAACGCCGCGTGATCTAATCGTCCTGCCTCTCCCCATTCTTGGTAGGTGAGGTCTCCATTTTTGCCTGTGGGGTTAAACCCTCTCCGCGGTCAGTACCTCCTAAAGCTGTCCACCCAAGCGGAGAGGGTTTCTTGTTTAAGGGGCGCCCGATGCAGGAGATATCCAGCTTCTACCTCGAAACGGCACCCTTCCCCCTCCCCTGTGGTGAAGCCTCCCCCTTCTCGATTAAACGCCCAAGTTTGCCGCGCCCCCAACTCACCGTTGCCCATTTTGAGCCGTGTAGGCTCCAACCTCTGTGGACCGTAACCCTAGGCGTTGGCGTGGATGTAGAGGCGCGAGAGGGGCTCTGTGAGCACGGCAACGGTGCAAAGCTCGGGGGGGTCTCAGCTCGTGAGATTGTGGATAACACGGGCCGCTCTCTCTGCCCTCGTCTCTTCATGGTCCGCGCAGCGTGGGTTCTCCCCGAGTATAGGCGACAGGGGATAGGAAGGGCCCTCTACCTTGCAGCAGCGCGGGCTCTCCCTGGCATCCTGATCAGGTCTGCGTGCCCATCGCACCTCGCGATCTTCCTGTGGCGTGCTCTCTCTGATGCGCCGGGCGCGGTAGTGGTTGAGAGCCCCTATCCTGTCGAAAATGAGGCCCCTCGGTTGATTTACGGGGTGAGTGGGTTTCGCGATTCGGGCGTTTGAAGGGGGCTTTGTTTTGATTTCGCGGTGTTAATCTCCGCCTTTTTCGCAAAAGAAAGCACGGCGCAACTAGCCGTTGTCGCTGCGCATTTAAATTTATATTCGTTTTTTATTTGCGAAAACTCAGACTGCCAGATAGCTTGATTCTGCCGACGGGGTTCAAACCTCACAGCGCGCTCTAGGAGGCGCGCTGAGGCTCAACACAGGCAAGCCCCCCTTTGGGGGGGCGGAGAAGACCATGAGCATTACCAAGATCGAAAACATCGCCGACACCTACAACGCCCCCGCCGCCCTCATCCTCCTCCGCCAAGCTGCCGCCAAGGCTCAGGCTGACCTCCGCACGCTCAAGGAGAACGCTCGCATGATGACCCCCCGCGCATGGGACCGCGCCGAGCAGGACGCCCACCACGCTTTACGTGTGGCGAGGATTGATGCTCATGATGTGCAGCAGGATGCGGAAGAGGAGATCAACCCCCGCCTGAAGGCCCTCGGGCTTCGTTTAGAGCACCGCGGCCAATTCGGGTGGCGCTGCGTGAGCATCTAGCGCACCGCCGCCGCCCCCCCTCGCCCGCCCTGGCATCATGCCGCGGCGGGCTTTTTTTGATCGGGCCCTCAAAGGGGCTCAACCTACAGGCAAGCCCCCCGCTTAGGGGGCGAAGGCTTAATCAATGGCAACCCAACCCGACAGCCTCCCCCCTCCACCATTCCCTGACCGAAAGCCCAAGCCTCGCAAGCCAGCGCCCCCGCCCCCGCCCCCGCCCGTGCTCTACCTGCTCCGCGCAAAAGGTGAGCGAGCGAGCATCTTCGAGGACGCCCAAGAGGCCCTCTGTATCTATGCAGAGGATAACCTCCACTTCGCACCACCCTTCGCGCTCTATCTCGACGACATAAAGACCGCCCCAGGGGCAAGGGAGGGGCGCGCCTGCGTGCTCAAGGCCCTCCGCGCGGGCTCTCCGCTGGTCATGCGGGCACTCTCAGATCTCTTCGTGACCGTGGATGAGGCCGCGGCGGAGATTTCTCGGTCCCTGGGGGGCGTCTACATCTCCAACTATGAGACAGGGGGGCGTCGCCTCGTAGGGGCTAAAGCTCCCGGCGTACGGGGCCTCTTCATCCATAAAGACAACGCAGCGGGGCTTGCCCTCAGCGCGGTTGCCGAGGTCTCTGTGGCAGCCCGCGCGGCAGTACCGCTCCTGGGGAATAGGAGCGGTCGCCTTCCCTACGGGTGGAGGTGGGACGGTTCCGCCGCCGTCGTTGATGAGCAGGAAGCGGCGACCCTCGCGCTCATCGTAAAGGAGCGCGACGCGGGCGCGCGCTGGGTTGATATTTTAAGGCTGCTCAATGAGAAGGGGCTCAAGCGCAGGAACGGAAAGCCCTGGGCTCACTCTTCGGATCTCTCCACCAAATACGAGCGCGCCAAGCTCGCAGGCGGGGAGGTCGGGCGCGCGATTCCCAAGATGGGGCCTTGGGGGTTCAGGCGGCTCGGAGGGCGCCTTATCCCAAAGCCCGACGAGCTTGAGTTTACGCTTCGCGTGATAGACCTCCGCGCAGAGGGGCTCAAGTGGGCTGATGTGTTGGAGCGGGTGAGCGGCTCAGTCAACAGGAAGGGCCGCGCTTGGACGGCTCGAGGATTAAGCCACATCGTCAAAAACTATTACACTCACCAGGACTTGTTAGAGAGCTATAGCCTGGGATCCTTCCCCACGCTTGACGGCTAGGCGCTTCGCGCGCCTCACGCGCGCCTCTTCCCGCTTCACCCCCAGCGCCTCGCTGGCCTTGCTCGCCTTCACCTCATCCCCCTCAAACTCCGCGACGAGCGCAGCCGAAGCCTCAGAGGCCGATTCAAAGTCTGCGTGGGCGAGGGCGCGCACCCCTCGTGCGGCGCAGTCGATGTAGACCCTGGCCTCTTCCTTGCCCTTCTTGGGTGGGTGGATCTCAACCTTGACCTTCTCACCTAAGATCGTCATGGGGTTAACGTCGATCTCTGTTGAGCTCATCGCCCGCTTGATCGCGCGGGTAATACTGCTTTTGGCGCTGGTTAGGTTCATGTGGCCCTTCTTGTTTGTTGGTAAGATCTCCAGAGCATAGCGTGAGATGTTACCACAGACGAGAGGCCACACCTTGAGCGCACCACAGGCAAACCATTCACCCGAGGACGCGACAGCTTTTGCGGCAGAGTTGGTGTCAACTCCCGCAGGGCGGCGCAGCCTTGCAGCGGCAAGCCCGACCTTCTTCGACACCTACTACTGCGGAATGTGGCGAGCTGCGCACCGGGATAGGTGGCTCAGTATCGCGACGCGGACAATCGACAACGCGCGGCGGGACGGACAGCGCAAGAACAGGCTCTTGCTCCTAGCCCCCCGTGACCACGGGAAAACAGAGTTAACGATCACTATCGCTCTGCGCGAGCTCTGCAAGGATCGAGATATTCGGATCCTTTGGATCTCAGAGTCCGCCGAGGTGGGCAAGAAACGCTTGCAGAGGATCTCCTCTCTTTTGAAGTCTCCACGCATCGTGGAGGACTGGGCGAGCGAGCCCGAGGCCGGATGTCTCCCGTTCAAGGCCAGCGGCAAAGAAGACGCAGCGCGCTGGACTCAGACCGCGATCTATGTTCAGAGGCTCAGAAAAAGCGTGGACCCCTCGATTGAGGCTGTGGGGTCGGGTGGGGCGATCACGGGCGGGCACTTCGATCTCATCCTTTGTGATGACCTCGAATCGGATAAAACCACGCTCTCAATCGCGGGGCGGGCTAAGACGCGCGGATGGTTCAACGGGACCGTTACGCCGATGCTCTCACCAGGAGGCACGTTCATCATTATCGGCACGCGCAAACACCACGATGATCTGTATGGGCACCTCTCCCGCCGCGCATCTTGGCGGGTGATTGAAGACCCCGCGATCATCCAGTGGCCGGAAGATCACTCGATTATCAAAGAGTATGACCCTGAGCTTCAAAAGGAGATCGTCACTGGGGTTGATGTGGTCGGCCCTTCTAAGGTTCTCTGGCCGCAGCACCGACCGATTGAGTACCTCCTCGAAGAACGCGACGAGATCACGCCCCTAGTCTTCGCTCGCGAGTTTCAACACCAAGTTCAGGATGACAGCTCCGCACCATTCAAAATGGAGTGGCTCCAGCGAGCGCAGGACCGAGGCGCTCACCTCTCGCTCGACTCGATCCCAGAAGGGGTAAAGGGGCTCGAGATTGTTCAGGGCTGGGACTTCTCTCTTGTGACTGACCCCGCCAAAGCTGCTTCCCAAGATTCAGATTATACGGTCGGCATTACATGGGGGCGCGACGCTAACGGGGATCGCTATCTCCTGGGGCTCAAGAGGATCAGAGGTCTAAGTCCTAGCGGGATCAGGGGTGCGGTCCTCGCTGAGTTTCAGAAGTTCGGGGGGCTGGGACGCGTTCATGCCGTTGCAGTTGAGCGAAACGCGTTCGGAGAGCTGCACTACATCGGGCTACAGAAGACGACAGATCTTCCGATCAAAGGGCACCTCACCACCAAGAAGAAGGCGGATTACTGGGATGGTGTTCCATCCCTCCGCGGCCTCTTTGAAGCGGGAAAGGTGGTTTTCCCTTCCAGGCTCGACAGCGACAAGCAGCGGGTGGGGGTGATGATCCAAGAGCTTTGGGCCCTTGGGCGCGAGCTTCACGACGACACCGTTATGGCCCTATGGATCGCAGAGACCGTGCTCAGAAAGGGCGCGTTCACCTACCGCGCCGCCTCAGATGAAGATGATATAGTCGAGGGCAACGCAGCCCACGGCGCTTGGGACGGGATCTATGGGGAAATCGGCATAGGGGCCTTTGACGACGAGTTCTAGGCCGCGCTTGGCCCGCGCGCTACACTGGGCAAGAACAACGACCGAGGCGGCCCATATGGCGATTTATCCTACTGTCACAAAGAGCGGCGCAGGTCCGCACTCCTTCTTTCCTCAAGACCTCGGAGGAAAAAACCCGGCCTACGAATCCCTCGATCTTCAGGTCAACGCAGATGGTCTCGACGGGGGCTCCTATACCGTAGAGATCGGCGTATCAGGCGTTGTGGGTTTTAAGGAGGTCAAGGCTGGCGCGCTTGAAGCTGATTCGGTTGTAATCTCTCGCGCGGTGTCGTTTTCGGTGGTTCGCGTGTCCTTCTCCGCGCTCGGAGGGGCAGCCTCCCCCGTTGTTGCGATCAATCGGAAGGACGCCCGCTAATGACGATCTATTATTACGGGTTTGATGGTTTAGCGGGGGGTGGTAGCGGCGGTGGTGGCCCTGCGCTTGTCCCTTCAGCCGACTGGGCGCACATAACCCCGCCTGTGGAGTTGCTCGCTCCCGTGGTAGGCGATAACGTGCCTTTTGCATCCGTCAAGGCTGGGTCGGGGGGGATCGTTGTCTCACCTACAGGGGAGATCACCCTAAAGGCTGGGCGCGTCTACGCTATTGATTTCGCTATGGGGGTGTCTTTTTCGGCGTCGGGCGGGGCTTTGGGCGCTCATCTTTTCGATATCACCAACGGTGTTGAGTTGATATCGCGGGCATATTGCACCCCTGAGACGTTCCCGACTTCGATTGTCAGAGGCCCCCTGGGTTACGCCTTCGGCGTGGTCCGGGTTGGCGCGTCTGACATTCAGTGCGCGGTGCGTGTCACAACTTCCTCGTCTGTGAACAAGATCTATTTCGAGTCGAGCGGAACGCGCTTGAACATCGTCGAGATCCAAGGTGAGCAAACTTCCCCAGAGTTTCAGATCTCGACGAAGACGGCGGATTATGCCGTTCTCTCTAACGGGAATGAGTACACGATCCTCGTCGATGCGTCAGCGGGTCCTGTTGTGATAACGCTGCCGCCCGCGGTGGATAGCGTGAAGCGTGTTCTTTGCGTAAAGAAGATCGACCCAAGCGAAAACACGGTCACGGTTGCCCCGGCTGGGGCTGAATTGATCGAAGGTAAGTCCACCTGGGGGACCGCTTCACGAAACACGGCTGTAGTTATACAGAGTAACGGGGTTTCGTGGTCTGCTCTCTCGAATCACTACACCCCAACCGTTATCCCTCGAAGGACGATAACCGCCGATGATATTGCTACTAACTACGACAGAATGATAAAGATTGACGCACGTTTGAATGATGTTGCGTTAAACATGCCGCCATTCCCCGCCGATGGGCAGATTCTCGACGTTAAGGGAGTCTTTGCGGCTGGGTTCTCCGCCGTTATTGTTTCAACGTCAATTGATGGGATTACCGCCGCGTATACATTCGCAACTTCCGGTGATACTCTTTCGCTGTGCTGGGATGCAGCAGAATCAACATGGGATAGCCTCTAATGACGAACATTAACTCGCTGTACCCCAACCGCAGAAATTCTGATGATGTTGTGTGGGATGATCTCTTGGGGTCGCTTGTGGCCCGTCGCTTAGAGACAACCACGGGGCGGCTTCAGTATAATTTTGAAAATAATTCAATTATTATGCAAAACGGGGGCGACCCTACAAAAAAAGCCGACAGGCTGATCTTTAACTATCAAGTCCCCCATCGGATGCTTTTGGGCGTTCCTGGCACTTCTGAGTTCAGGTTACATCTGCACTGGGAGCAGGAGACATCCAATAAGATCGAATTTCAGGTAGACTATCGCATTCAGAACAACGGAAGCGCGAAGATTACCGCGTGGACGACTGTTTTGTCTGATTCCGACAATGATAGTATCTTCCCCTATGTGGGAGGGACGATGAACCAACTTACAAGACTGGCGACGGTGGACTTGTCCGGGGCTGATGTAAACCTATCAAGTACCGTTCAATTTAGAGTAACTAGGACCGATGTTACAACTGGCGATGTTCAGGCGGTATTCGTCGATGCGCACTTCCCCATCTACTCGCTGGGAAGTCGCGAGGAATTCTCCGCTTGATCGGCTTCAGCCGTCCCCTTCCCCGCCGCTAAAGACAACTCCCCCGCGCTAAACTATGATCCTCAGAAAATACGGCGAAGGATCGGTGCGCGTATGTCGAAAAAGAAGGCCAAGAACAAAGGGAAGCGGCAACCCAAGCCCAAGCCTCCGGCCATCACCGCCGATGGTTCGCCTCTTGTCCCTGGGGCCGATTTTGTGATCCCTGAATCACGCCAAATCGACGAGCTTAATGCGAATTTTTACGCGGGTGATGAGGCTACAGACGGAGGGCGGCACCTCGGCTCTTTTTCGGGCGTTCACTATGACACCCTTCGTCAAATGGCGAGGGGGACCGATGTTATCGGTGCCATAATCGAGACGCGGATTAATCAGGTCGCGTCCTTTTGTGTTCCCCAAGAGGACGAAGGCCAGATCGGCTATCAGATCCGGCTTCGAGACAGAGAAGCCACGCCCACTAAAGCCGACAAGGCTAAATCTCGAGAGATCTCTAACTTCGTCTTCAACTGCGGGGATAATAGGGCCGTTGGTTTTCAGATGGACTTTGAGCACCTCACCCGACAGGTGATCAGAGACTCCCTAATCCTTGACCAGCTCAACATTGAGATCCTTGAGACGCGGGGTGGTGATCTCGCGGGGTTTGTCCCTGTGGACGCGGGAACTATCCGCCGTGCTATGCCCACCGACGCAGAGCGCGCGGCTGGCCGCTATGCAGTTGAACCAGAGATTGCGACCGTTCAGGTTCTCGATCAACGGGTAGTCGCCGCTTGGTCTGAGAGGGAGATGGTTTTTGCGGTGCGGCGCCCCCGCTCAGATATTCGCGTGTCTCGCTACGGCTACCCAGAGCTTGAGGAACTCCTCAAGACCGTTACTTCGATCCTTCACGCGACCTCCTTTAACGCTCAAAACTTCACGCACGGCATTCATGCGTCGGGCATCCTCGCGATCAAGTCTAAAATGGACCAAGGCACATTCAGGGCATTCAAACGCTACTTTCACGCCATGCTTGCAGGCCCCTCGAACGCTAAGAAAATGCCCATTCTCCAGCTTGACCCCGAAAACAAAGAAGAGATCCAGTCGGTTAACCTGGCGAACAATAATAAAGAGATGGAGTTTAAGGAGTGGCTCGCGTTCTTGCAGAAGATCGCGTGCGCCGTCTTCCAGATTGACCCGGCGGAGCTTGGGTTCATTTATGGGAATGAGGGCCAGACCGGCTCACTCTCCCAGCAGGGGCCCGAGGCTCGCGTTCAGTTTTCAAGGGAAAAGGGGCTGCGCCCGCTCCTCCGCTTCTACGCAAAGATTCTCAACCGCTGGGTAGTTCATCGCCTAGACCCGCGCTTCGAGATCGTCTTTGTGGGCCTTGAGGAGCAACTCAAAAACTCAAAGCTCGACGAGTCAATTAAGAAGCTCAAGTCCTTTGCGACGGTAAATGAGATTCGGGCTAAATACGATATGCCAGCCCTTGAGTCCGAAGCCGCCAACATGATCTTAGATGCAACCTACATGAACACAGCGGCAAACCTTGCAGCTCAAGCTGCCGAAAGCGAGGAGGGCGCGCAAGATGAAGGAGGGGGTCAAAGCGGCGCTGATGATGAACCCGGCCAAGGTGAGCCTGGGCAAGTGAGCGGCGAGGCCGACAGCAAGGCCCCCTCTCAGGACGCGGAAGGTGAAGAGACCAAGGGCGAAGAGAAGCCCTCACCGTTCGCGAGCTTTTTTAAGTCACAAGACGAGCGCGGGGCGCGCATGATCAAGGTGGAGGTTTAAGTTTTGAGTTTTACAGAAATTGCCGATCTTTTGCTCAAGGGGGCGGGGCAAGGGTTCGGGATTCGTGACGACCTCAGACTCGCCCTTGATGCTGCGTCTTCATTCAGGGGCGCGGCTGGAAAGGTCGAATCATCCCCCAAGAAGATCTCAGAGCAAATTGATAGGTGGCTTGGGACTTCCGATATGTTTCAGGACGCCCACCCCGTCAAGGACAACCTGCGCGCGCGCTGCTGGGGCTACTTGTCCAAACAAAAGGCCCCCGGCAGTTCGCCAACATCTTTGAGAGTTACGCCACAGTCGCGAAGGCCAACCCAGAGAATCAAGAGAGCTTGTTTGGTGATACGCGATCACCCGATCAGGTCTTTGGGGACACCATCGCCCGCGCGGCGGGCGATGCCTTTGCGGACGCCTACGCCAAAGCCACCCGCTAGGCTAAACTCTGAGGATTGAAGACCTCGGAGCCCCCCTTGAAACTCCAAATCGAAGAATCGACCGCCGCCGAGTTTGATGAGCTTTCGCCCGCTGAGTTTGGCGCAAAGCTCCATAAGGCCCTGCGTGCCATGCTCCCCTCGGTGCTTGTCGAGGCGCTAGGCGATGATCTCAACAAGGGCGCGCCCTCTGCGGACCCTTCGGCTTCACCCTCCTGCTCATGCGGCTCATGTGGTGATGATGCGCTCCTCAAAGCCTCTGATGTAGAGCCCCGCCCCCGCGGCGGAGAGATTCAGCTCATAGACGACCTCTCGCAGATGCTCTTAGGGGCCTATGAGGTCACAACGGGGCGAATGCTCAAGAGCCTAGAAGCCCAGGCTCTAAGAGCCGCTGAAGACGGTGAAGGGCGCGCGAAGGGGGCACGGCTGGAAGGTGCGCAAGTAGAGGGGGCGCTGAAGTGAAGCGTGAAGCCCTCGCATCTCTCACCGCAGAGACGATCAAGATCTTTCACCAGGCGTTCTTAGTTGATGCTTTCGGGGTCAACGCGGGGCTTGTCTCTCCTGATGAGCTACAGCGCCTCTTTGAGCGCGGCGCCCTTGATCCATCTCTCCTCGGAGGACTGCAAATCGAAGCGGGCACAGTGAAGGTCGATCCCTTCCTGTTCTTACGGCTCGCAGGGCGCGCCATGAGCAGCATGAGCCCCTCAGAGCTTGCCCGCGCCCGTGATTGGTCCCTCAATGAATGGCGCCCCATCGTCGCAGCTCAAATCCCCCTGGAGGCGGAGCAGAGGGCCGGGGAGATCGGCGGGGGGGTCTCGGCTGGAGCCCCTCCGCGCGCGGGAGAGTTAACCGCACCCCAGGGGCGCCTTGACGTGTTCATCGCTCAAGCCGAAGATGCCGCGCGCGCTGCGGGCCCTATCCCCTCAACAGGAGGCGCAAAACCCCCGCCCCCTCCCCCTAGCGAGACAGGCGCGCCCCCGCTTACTCCGAAGCCTCCGCGATGGTTAAGCCCCCAAGAGCAAGCCGCGCACTCAGAAGCTCTCTCTAGAGCTGGAGACTATGCGAGGGGTCTTGGCAACGCATGGGCCGCGGAGGGGCGCGAGGCTGCCCTTGAGGGCTGGCAAGGCGAAGATATCTCTGAGGAGGTGGACGCCGAGACACGGGAGAGGATGAGGCGCCTTATTAGAGAGGAGACCGCCTCTTCTATCGTGACCGAGCGCGACGCGCGCAAGCTCGCTCGCGATATGGCCGACCGCTCAGGCTACTACTCCCACAACTGGGAGAGGATCGCGACGACAGAGCTGCAAGGGGCGCACAACGCGGGCCGCGTCTCAGACGCCATCGACGCACACGGCGAGGATGCTCAGATCGCGAGGATCACAGAGAGCGGGGCGTGTGTTCATTGTCTGCGCCTCTTCAGAGACGAAGACGGGCTCCCCCGCGTGTTCAGCGCAGCCGAGTTGCTCGCCAATGGGACCAATGTAGGGCGCAAGGCCGCCGACTGGCTCCCGACCGTTTGGCCCGTTCACCCCAACTGTCAGTGCGACTCGATCCCCGTGCCTTTTGGCTATTATGTGACCGAGGACGGGCGGATTAGAAAGATCCGCGCGAAGACGAGCAATCAAAGCGAGGTTAGCGACGAATGAGCTTCACAACCCAAGCAGCGCGAACTCCGAGGTGGCGAGAGGTCTCTGAGAGCTTCTTTAGCCTGCTCTCAAAGTCCTTCTATGGCGAGGCCGACACCTCGGCCCTCTTCACCCTTGAGCGAGGCCCCGACGGGCTAA